GACACCCGGCTCGACCCGCACGAGGCGCAGGTCGCGGCCAAGCGCCGCTTCGACGCCGCGGTGGCGGCGGTGGGGCCGGGGCTGAGCGACATCCTGTGGCGGGTGGTCTACGCGGGCGAGGGGCGGCCCGTCGCCGAACGCGCGCTCGGCTGGCCGGCGCGCGCCGGGCGGCTGGTGCTGACGCTGGCGCTCGACCGGCTCGCGGACCATTACCGGCTGCGCTGAGCCGTCGCGTGCCCTTGCCCCCGCCGCGCGGCGCGCCGATAGCGCGGCCATGCGCTTTTCGCTGATCCACTGCCACGGCTCGGGCAACGACTTCCCGCTGATCGACGCGCGCGGGCTCGACCTGTCGCCCGCCGACTGGGCGCAGGTCGCGCGCGCGCTGGCGGACCGCGCCGGCCCGGTCGGCGGCGACGGGCTGCTGCTGCTGCGCGAGGGGCGCGACGGCGCCGCCTTTGCGATGGAGATGCGGAACAGCGACGGGTCCGAGGCGGAGACCTGCCTTAACGGCCTGCGCTGCGTCGCGCGGCTCGGCTTCGACCAACGGGGCGGCACCCGGGCGACGGTCGCGCTCAAGACCTCGCTCGCCACCGTCGAGCGCGCCGCCGACCTCGCCGCGCACGTCGCCGCGATCCGCGAGACCGCCGCGCCGGTGTCGCTGGCGATCGCCGACTGGCCGCTGCTGGTCGAGGGCGATGCGGAGGGGCGGCTGATCGACGCGCCGGTGCCGCCGCTGGAGAGCGATCGGCGTTTCACCGCGGTCGCCATCCCCAACCCGCACCTCGTCACCTTTGTCGAGCGCGTCGACGAAGGCGAACTGGTCGCGATCGGCAGGGCCTGCGAGGCGGCGCCGCCTTGGCTGCCCAACCGCGCCAATGTCAGCTTCGTCGAGCGGCGCGCGCCCGACACGCTGTTCGTGCGGACCTTCGAGCGCGGCGTCGGGCTGACCGACAGCTGCGGCAGCGCGATGGGCGCGTCGTCCTTCGCCGCCTGCCTGACCGGGCGCGTCGATTGGGACACGCCGCTCACCGTGTTCAACAAGGGCGGGCTGGTCGAGGCGCAGGTCGCGCGCGACGGCGCGGTGACGCTGACCGGCAACGCGACCTGGCAATGGGCGGGCCATGTCGAGGTCGACCTGGCCACCGCGACCGCTAGCGGGCTGGTGATCGAGCGGCAGTTCGAGGAGGAAACCGCCGCATGGGCCGGGCTGGTCGCGGGGCTCGTCGCGCGCGGGCGGTGAACCGCCGGCGGGGTCGCACGTTGAGGGCGGGTCAGCGAGTGCCGCCATGCCCGAAGAGGATCACGAGGACCAGTTGCGCGCGATCCAGGACGGGCGGGTCTATCCGCTCGGCCGCGCGCTGCGCGCCACCTACGACGCCGACAATCATGCAACGCTGGGCAACGACGTGACCGGGCTGATGATCGACCTGTCCAAGATTCCCTACGAAGCGGACGGTGCCGATGCGGCGCTGCCCGCCGCCGCCGTCCCGCGCGCGCGTTCGTGGCGCGACCGGATCGGCGACCTGTGGAGCGGCCGCCGCCATCCCGCCCAGCGTGGTTGACGCGCAGGCGCGCAGGGGGTGATCGGGACGCGCCTGTCCCCGCGTCATGTCGCGCCAGATCGGTTGGCCGATCGACGCGCACCGCTGTCCTGCTCGAACATCATCTAACCAAAATGGTTATTAAAGCTTGACAGCGCGACGCTGTTTCGGTACATAACAGGAACGCTGAAGAATTGCGAGTCGGGCCGGGCGGCCGGGGCGGGGGCCCCGCCGCGCCGGCCCTTGTTGTCTGGTCGGGGGACAGAACATGGAAGAGCGGATCGCAGGCGCCAACGGCGTCCCGTTGCAGCGCGTGAAGAAGGACCCGCGCATCGTCGGCAAGGAGAAGCAGCGCCGCTTCCTCGAACACCTCGCCGCCACCTGTAACGTCAAGGCGTCGGCACGGGCGGCGGGGGCGAGCGTCTATCCCTTCTATGGCCTGCGCCAGCGCGACGCCGCCTTCGCCGCCGCGTGGAAGGAGGCGCTGGCGGCGGCCTATGACCGGCTGGAAGAGGCGCTGGTTGCCAAGGCGCTCGCCGAGGTCGAGCCGATGGAGTTCGACATGGGCGCGGTCGAGACGGTGCTGGTCGATGAAGTGCCGGGGGAGGAGGAGGGATCGACGGCCAAGCGCGGCCACCGCACGCCCGGCTCCGGGATCGGCGGCAGGGTCGCGTTGGTCGACGTGCAACTCGCCCTGGCGCTGCTCAACCGCCGGCAGGCGGCCGAGCGGTCCGGCCGTCCGCGCCACGGCCTTCGTCGCGCCACCGCCGAGGAGGTGGAAAAGGCGATCAACGCCAAGCTCGACAAGCTCGCCGGCCGGGTCGGAGGGGAGGGATGAGCCGCAAGCGATCGGCCGGTGAGAGCGATCCGGCCACCGCGAACGAGGCGGCGCTGCGGGCGGTGCGCCGCCTCGCGCTCGCCTCTCCGGGGCAGCGGCTTCAGGTCCTGAAGACGTTGCCGCCCCAACAACAGGCCTTTGTCAACGAGTTCTGGCCCGCCTGGGCGCATGACGGCCAGGCGGAGCCGCCGGGCGACTGGCGGGTGTGGATGATCCGCGCCGGCCGCGGTTTCGGCAAGACACGCGCCGGCGCCGAATGGGTCAGCGCGCTGGCCCGCGCAGTGCCCGGGGCGCGGATCGCGCTGGTCGGCGCGACCATCGCCGAGGTGGTGCGGATCATGATCGAGGGGGCGAGCGGGCTGATGGCGGTGGCGCGCGACGACGAGCCGGTGGCGTGGCGCGCCACGGCGGGCGAGCTGCGCTTCGCCTCGGGCGCGCGCGCCTACTGCTATTCGGCGGAAACGCCGGAGGGCCTGCGCGGGCCCGAGCATCATGCCGCCTGGTGCGACGAGCTGGCCAAGTGGCGGCTGGGCGAGGCGGCGTGGGACAATCTGGCGATGGGGCTGCGGCTGGGCGAGCGGCCGCGCGTGCTGGTGACGACGACGCCGCGGCCGACCGCGCTGATGCGGCGGCTGCTGGCGCTGCCCGACCTGATCGAGACGCGGGGGGCGACCCGCGACAACCCGCACCTGCCCGGCAGCTTCGTCGATGCGATGGACCAGCTGTACGGCGGCACCCGGCTGGGGCGGCAGGAGCTGGACGGCGAGATGATCGACGATGTCGCGGGCGCCTTGTGGACGCGGGCGACGATCGAAGGCTGCCGGGTCGAGGCGGTGCCGCCGATCCGCCGGGTGGTGATCGGGGTCGACCCGCCGGCGGGGGAGACGGGCGACGCCTGCGGCATCGTCGCGGTGGCGCTCGGCAACGACGGGCACGGCTATGTGCTGGAGGATGCCAGCGTCGTCGGCGCGTCGCCCGAGCGGTGGGCGGCGGCGGCGGCGGCGTGCGCGGAGCGTCGCGCCGCCGACCGGGTCGTGGCGGAGGCGAACCAGGGCGGTTCGATGGTCGCCAGCGTGCTGCTCGCCGCCGACGCGCGGCTGCCACTGAAGCTGGTTCATGCCAGCCGCGGCAAGGCGGCGCGCGCCGAGCCGGTGGCGACGCTCTACGCGCGCGGCAAGGTCCACCATGGCGGGCGCTTCCCCGCGCTGGAGGACGAGCTGTGCGGGCTGGTGGCGGGCGGCGTCTATCAGGGGCCGGGCCGCTCCCCCGACCGCGCCGACGCGCTGGTCTGGGCGCTGACCGAGCTGATGCTGGGCCGGCCCGCCGATCCGGCGGCGCGGCGGCTCTAGCCGCCGACGATTCCGGCCGCCGATCGCATCGGACGGCCGTTGCGACACGGGAGATCATCGATGAAATGGTTCGGGTGGAAGGGCCCGCGCGAGGGCGCGCGGCCGGCGCTGTCGCGCGCCGGCGCCGCGGCGTGGGGGTCGGGGGTGCCGGGAACGTGGGCGCAGGGCTACGAGGCGCAGGTGCGCGACGCCTATAGCCGCAACCCGGTGGCGCAGCGCGCGGTGAAGCTGATCGCGGAGGCGGTCGCGGGCGCGCCGATCGTCGCGTCCGATCCGGCGCTCGCCGCGCTGGTCGCGGCGCGCACCGCCGGGCAGTCGCTGCTCGAGGCGGTGTCCAGCCAGCTGCTGCTTCACGGCAACGCCTATGTGCAGCTGGCGCAGGGCGAGGACGGGCAGCTTGCCGAGCTGTATGCGCTGCGCCCCGAACGGGTGGCGGTGGAGGTCGATGCGGGCGGCTGGCCGGCGGCGTACCGTTACACGGTCGGCAGCCAGGTGCAGCGCTTCGCCGCCGATCCGCTGCGCCCCGGCCTCGTCCACCTGCGGATGTTCAACCCGGTCGACGACCATTACGGGCTCGGCTGCCTGGGCGCTGCCGCCGGCGCGGTGGCGATCAGCAACGCGGCGGCGACCTGGAACAAGGCGCTGCTCGACAATGCGGCACGGCCGTCGGGGGCGCTGGTCTACGACCCCGGCGACGGCTCGGCGCTCAGCCCCGACCAGTTCGAGCGGCTGCGCGGCCAGATGGACGGCGCGTTCGCCGGCGCGGGCAATGCCGGGCGGCCGATGCTGCTGGAAGGCGGGCTGAAGTGGCAGGCGATGAGCATGACGCCCGCCGACATGGATTTCGTCGGGCTGAAGGCGGCGGCGGCGCGCGAGATCGCGCTGGCGTTCGGGGTGCCGCCGATGCTGCTCGGGCTGCCGGGTGACGCGACCTACGCCAATTACCGCGAGGCCAACCGCGCCTTGTGGCGGCTCGCGGTGTTGCCGCTGGCGACGCTGATCTTGGACGGGATCGCCGATGGCGTCGGCGGCTGGTTCGAGGGCGCGCGCCTGTCGGTCGACCTCGACCGGGTGCCGGCGCTGGCGGAGGACCGGCAGCTGCTCTGGTCGTCGGTCACCGCCGCCGACTTCCTGAGCGTGGACGAGAAGCGCGCGATGCTGGGGATCGCGCCGAGGGGGGAGACGCCACATGGCTGATGGAGCGGTATTGGCGCAATTGTTCGCGCAAGGGACCGAGCGCGGCGCCGATCTGGTGACGCTGCGCGCGATCGCGGAGGAAGCGGGTGAGCTGGGCGCGACGCGGGCGCTGACCCGGCTCGGCCTCGCCGACGAGGGCGCGGGCGCCGATCTGGCTGAGCTGCGCCAGCTGCTCGCCGCGTGGCGCGACGCGAAACGGTCGGCGTGGCGGGCGGGCGTCGCGTGGCTGGCGCGGATCGCGGGGGCGCTGCTGCTTGCCGGCCTCGCGGTGAAGCTGGGCTTCGGGGACTGGGTCCGGTGATCCGGTTCGCAGGCTATGCGGCCGTCTGGAACCGCGCCGACCGCGCCGGCGACGTGATGCGCCGCGGCGCGTTTGCCGGGGCGGCCCCGGTGCCGCTGTTGCGGCAGCATTCCGGCCCGCCGGTGGGGGCGATCGACACGCTGGCGGAGGACGGGCACGGCTTGCGCGTCGCGGGCCATGTCGCCGACGCGCACGTCGCCGCGCTGGTGCGCGCGGGTGCGCTGGCCGGGCTGAGCGTCGGCTACCGCCCCCTTGCCGCGCGGCAGGGCGCGCACCGCGAGCTGACGCGCGTCGCGCTGGTCGAGGTCAGCTTGGTGGCGATCCCGATGCAGCCGCTGGCGCGCATCGACACGATTTCGAGTGAGGAGAACGGAAATGGGTGAGGTGATGATACGGCCGGTGCTGGACGGCGCGCGGCCGCAGGCGGGATCGGCGGCGTTCGCCGGCTTCGTGCGGAGCGGCGCGACGCTGGAGATGAAGGCGTTCACCGGGGTGACCGGCGACGCGGGCGGCTATGCGGTGCCGCAGGAGATCGACGCGCGGATCGACCGCGTGCTCGGCACCCTGTCGCCGATCCGCGCCGTCGCCAACGTGGTGAAGGTCGGCTCGGCGGGGTATCGCAAGCTGGTGACTACCGGCGGCACGCCCTCGGGCTGGGCGGCGGAGACCGCGCCGCGGCCCGACACGGGGACGCCGAGCTTTGTCGAGATCGCGCCGCCGATGGGCGAGCTCTATGCCAACCCGAGCGCGAGCCAGGCGATGCTCGACGACGCGGCGTTCGATGTCGAGGAATGGTTGGCGGGCGAGATCGCCGCGCAGTTCGCCAGCGCCGAAGGGGCGGCGTTCGTGGGCGGCTCGGGCGTCGACCAGCCCAAGGGCTTCCTGCAGGCGCCGGTTGCGGCGACCCCCGACGCCACCCGCGCGTTCGGCACGCTGCAGTATCTGGCCAGCGGCGCGGCGGGCGATTTCGGCGCCAGCCCGCAGGACCGGCTGGTCGACCTCGTCCAATCGCTGCGGCCCGGCTACCGCCAGGGCGCGGTGTTCGTGATGAACGCCAGCACCATGGCGCGGGTCCGCAAGTTCAAGACCAGCGACGGCGCGTTCGTGTGGCAGCCGAGCCTGGCGGAAGGGCAGCCGGCGACCTTGCTCGGCTATCCGGTGGTCGAGGCGGAGGACATGCCCGACATCGCCGCCGGTTCGCTGTCGATCGCGTTCGGCAATTTCCGCATGGGCTATCTGATCGCCGAGCGGGCCGAGACCGCGATCCTGCGCGATCCCTACACCAACAAGCCGTTTGTCGGCTTCTACGCGACCAAGCGGCTCGGCGGCTGCGTCAGCGACAGCCAGGCGATCAAGCTGATGAAGTTCGCCGCCGGCTGAGGGTGGGCAGCAGGCGGTGAAGCCTCCCCTCCCCGTGCGGGTGCCGCGGGGAGGGGAGATGCAGGGGGAGTTTCGATGATGACGGGATCGGCGGTGCCGCCGGACGTGCTCGCGGATGCGGGCGCGGCGGCGAGGGCGTGGCTGCGCGCGCGCCGGATGGGCAGGAGGAGGCGGTGATCGCCGGCCTGTGCGCGAGCGCGATCGCGCTGGCCGAGGCGTTCTGCGGGCAGGCGCTGGTGGCGCGCGCGTTTGAGGAGGCGGTGGCGGCAACCGGCGCGTGGCAGCGGCTGGCGCGCCTGCCCGTCGCCGCGATCACCGCGGTGGCGGCGCTCGACGCGGCGGGATCGGCCGCCGCGCTGCCGGCGGACGGCTATGCGATCGACATCGACGCGGACGGCACCGGCTGGGTGCGGCTGACCCGGCCGGTCGCGGCGACGCGGCTGCTGGTGAGCTATGCCGCCGGCGACGCGGCGGGTTGGGACGCGCTGCCGCCGCCGGTCGCGCAGGGGATCGCGATGCTGGTCGCGCACCTGTTCGATCATCGCGACGGCGATGCCGTGCCGCCCGCCGCGATCGCGGCGCTGTGGCGGCCGTGGCGGCGGATCGCGCTGGTCTGCGAGCGGCGGGCATGAGCGCGCGGGCGCTGCTTCAGGCCGCGATCGTGGCGCAGTTGCGCGGCGCGGCGGATCTTGCGGGCGTGGCGATCTTCGACGCGCCGCCGGTGCGCGCTGCGGTCCCGCACCTCCAGGTCGACGAGCCGGTGCTCACCGACCGCAGCGGCGCCGCGCTCGACGGGCGCGACGGGCGGGTGACGTTGTGGCTGCGCGACGGCGGCGAGCGGCCGCTGCGGCTGCGTGGGCTGGTCGACGCGGCGGAGGCGGCGATGCGCTCGCTTCCCGCCGATCTGGGCGAGGGCTGGCGGCTCGCCGCGCTGTCGCTGGCGAGGAGCCGCCTGGCGCGCGGCGGCGACCGCTGGGTCGCGACCAGCGAGTTCCAGCTGCGGATGTACCGACCGGCCGCCTGACGCGCGCCGGCGAACCAAGAGGGAGACACGACATGGCGGTGGAAAAGGGCAGCGCGTTCCTGCTCAAGGTCGGCGACGGGGCAGTTGCGCCCAGCTTCGCGACGGTGGCGGGGCTGCGGACGACGCAGCTGTCGATCAACGGCGAGACGGTGGTGGTCACCAGCAAGGATTCGGGCGGCTGGCGCGACCTGTTGTCGGGGGCGGGGACGCGCAGCGTCAGCGTATCGGGCGCGGGGGTGTTCACCGGCTCGGCGGCGGAGGCGCGGATCAGGGGCAATGCGCTTGCCGGCACACTCGACGACTATCGGCTGAGCTTCGAGAGCGGCGAGACGATGACCGGGCGGTTCCTCGTCACCCGGCTCGACTATGCCGGCGATTTCAACGGCGAGCGGTCGTACACGCTGAGCCTGGAAAGCTCGGGCCAGGTGGTGGCGGCATGAGCGCCGGCCATCCGGGGGCGAACCCGGTGCGGGGCGAGGCCATGTTGCGGGTCGCCGGCGAGCCGCTGGTGCTGCGCCCGTCCTTTGCGGCGCTGGTCGCCGCCGAGGAGGAACTGGGGCCGCTGTTCGCCCTGGTCGACCGCGCGGCGGAGGGACGGCTGACGCTGGGCGAGATTGCCGCGCTGTTCTGGCATTGCCGCCGCGACGCGCCGGCGGCGCTGACCCGCGAGGGGTTGGGCGAGGCGATCGTCGCCGCCGGGCTCGCGGCGGCGACGCCGGTGCTCAGGACGCTGCTCGGCCAGATCCTCGCCGGCCGGTGAGCGAGGAGCGGTTCGCCGCCGCGGCGCGGCGGCTGGCGGGGCTGGCGGGCGTGGTGCTCGGCTGGCCCCCCGACATCTTCTGGGCGGCGACGCCGGCGGAGCTTGCCGCGCCGGTCGCGGTGCTGACCGGCGAGGGCAGCGCCAGCGCCCCGCCCGACGCGGCGACGATCGCCCGACTCAAGGAGGCATTTCCCGATGGATGACGAGACCGACCGGCTGGTGATCGGCGTGCGCGCCGACACCGCCGGCTTCGCGCAGGACGTGGCGGCGATGCGCGCCAGCCTGGAAGGGCCACTCGGCCAGAGCGCCGACAAGGCGGGGCGGATGATCGAGACCTCGCTGGTGCGCGCGGCGACCAGCGGCAAGCTGGGGTTCGACGCGCTGCGGACCACCGCGCTCGGCGCGTTGGAGCAGATCGAGGCGAGCGCGCTGAAGCTCGGGCTGAATGCGATCTTCGGGGGCACCGGCGCTTCCGGCGGCGGCGGGGTGGCGGCGAGCCTCGGCTCGCTGCTCGGCGGGCTGGTCGGGCTACCGGGGCGGGCGACCGGTGGGCCGGTGTCGCCGGGCCGGAGCTATGTCGTCGGCGAGCGCGGCCCCGAGCTGTTCGTGCCGACCAGCAGCGGCAGCATCGCGCCGAATGGCAGCGACAGCGCCACGCCGCGCGACGTGCGCGTCGCGATCACGGTCAACGCCGGCACCGGCCAGGCACCGGGCGCGCTGCAACAGTCGAGCCGCCAGGTCGCGCGCGCGGTGAAGGCCGCGCTGGACGGCTGACGAACAGGAGACAATGCCATGCCCCATTGGCTCACCACCCGGCGGACGGTGCAGCGCCAGGACGTGATCGGGCGCTTCGACCCGCGCTTCTGGACGGTTAATTTCCCCCGCCCGATGATGGCGGCGGTCACCACGACCGCGCCGGACGCGCTGCGCGTCGATGCCGTGTTCTACAAGGCGGACGACCTCGCCGGGCTGATCTGGGAAGCGGAGGACCGTTTCGACCATCCGCTGCTCCGCTATGCCACCGCGCGCGACTTCCGCCGTTGTCGGCTGTCGTTCCGCTGGCGTTCGGCCGGGGTGCTGTCGCTCGACGCGGTCAACGGCCCGACGCTGACGATCGAGGGGCGCGACGCCGCCGGCACCCCGCGCGCCTGGTACGTGCGGCTGTGGAACTATGCCAGCGGCTGCCCCGAGGATGCGAGCGTGGCGATCGACTTCGCCGCGCTCGACGGCAGTTTCCTGCTGCCGGGGGAGGCCGATCCGGTCTGGGCGGGGGATGTCGACCGCATGTTCGTCTCGCTGGTTGCGCCGGGCTATACCGGCGCCGACGCGGCGCTGGCGGCGCCGGCGGAAGGCTGGGTCGAGCTGACCGGCATCGCCTGCACCGGCTCGGGCAGCGTGCTGGCGATCGGCGACGCGGTGCTGCCCGAGCACCGGCTGGGCATCGCCAGCGGCTATGACGACAGCTACAATTTGACGCCGGCGCGGCTGCTGCGGAACGCGCTGCACCTCGGCTATCGCGGCTCGATCTGCCATTATGTCGGCATGAGCCATTATTTCCGGCTCGAGGCGCAGGGCGGCGGCTATTACGCCAGCCTTGCGGGCGGGGTGCTGAACGTGGCGAGCGCGGCGTGGCACCGCGATTTCGCCGCGCACGCCAAGTCGCTCGGCTATGACGTGATCTGGTCGCTCAGCTACGAATTGCTCGACCAGCATTGCTGGGGCGACTGGAAACAGCGCGCTGCCGATGGCGCGCCGGCGCTGACTGGCTGGGTGCCGCCCTCGACGCTGCTGTCGCCCGCGCATGACGGGGCGATGGCGTATTTGCGCCAAGTGGCGGCGGCATTCGTGGCCATCGCGGTCGCGGCGGGGCTGCCGCCGCGCTTCCAGGTCGGCGAGCCGTGGTGGTGGACGATGGCCGATGGCCGGCCATGCCTGTACGACGCCGCCGCCGTCGCCGCGTTCGCGCCGGTGCCGATCGCCGACGTGCGCGGGGCGCTGGCCGCCGATCAGCGGGCGACGCTCGACCGCGCCGGTGCGTGCCTTGCCGCCTCGACCGCGGCGC